AAGATAGAAGCTAAGAAATTTAAGGTATTTAATACTCTTGGAGATTGGTTTGAAGAGTTCAGGATGTACCACAGAAAAGATGGAAAGGTAGTTCCTTTAAGGGATGACCTTATGAGTGCAACTCGATATGCGTTTCAATCCCAACGATTTGCTCTAGCGGGGGAAGACCCCTCATGGACAGCAGATGTAGAATATAGGAACTATGGAATTGTTTAATGGCTAAAGAAAAAATTACTGACCAAGAATTAATCACTAGAATCCGTAGCGAGGTTACAGGTTCCCTTGGTTATATGGGTGATACGATCTCCCAGCAGAGAGAGCAAGCTATGTCATATTACTATGGCTTGCCATTTGGTAATGAGGTTGATGGTAGAAGTCAATATGTAGACTCTACTGTACAGGACACTATAGAGTGGATCAAGCCCTCACTTATGCGCGTGTTTGCGTCTGGGGATGAAATGGTTAAGTTCACCCCCCATGGGCCGGAAGACGTTCCAATGGCTAAACAGGCTACGGACTACGTTAATTATGTCTTTACAAAAGATAATCCGGGTTGGGAAATTCTTTACTCTTGGTTCACAGACGCTCTATTATCAAAGAATGGAATAGTTAAAGTCTGGTGGGAAGAGTACGAGGAAGAGGAGAGAGAGGAGTATCACAACCTAGATGAAGTGTCCCTTATGGCACTCATATCAGATGATAATGTAGAGGTTATAGAACACACAGAAGTGACCACTGGTGACCAGCCTTATCACGATCTTGTGATAAAGAGAAAGGATTATGACGGTAGGATTAAGATAGAGAATGTTCCGCCTTCAGAGTTTCTAATCGCTAGAGAGTCTAAGAATCTACAGGATGCTAGATTCGTGTGTCATCGTGTTCTGAAGACTTTATCAGAACTGCGTGAAATGTATCCTGATGAGAATTTGGAAGCAGAAGAGTTAGGCGGTGGTGATGACATGACTGACTTCTCTGCGGAGAGATTGGAGAGATACAAGTTTGATAAATCAGCACAATATTGGGAAGGTTGGGGAGATGCTGGTTTTAATGAAGAGGAAGGGTTAAGAACATACTGGTTATATGAATCATTTCTCAGGACTGATTACGATGGTGATGGTCTTACAGAACTCAGGAAGATATGTAGCGTAGGAAATAAAATCCTACAGAATGAGGAAATAGATAAAATTCCGTTTGTATCTATTACGCCTGTAAAGATACCTCATAAGTTCTTTGGCCTATCTGTTGCTGATCTTGTAATGGACCTTCAGCTAATGAAGAGTACGCTAATGCGTAATCTCATGGATAATATGTACAACCAGAACTTTGGTCGCTATGCTGTTCTTGAGGGCCAAGCGAATCTGGATGACTTGCTCACACAAAGGCCGGGCGGAGTGGTCAGGGTAAAATCCCCCCAAGCTGTCACCCCTCTGGCTACTCCCGCCCTTGAACCCTACTCATTCCAGATGCTTGAATACCTTGATGGTGTGAGGGAAGCTAGGGCCGGTGTATCTAAGATGTCTCAGGGTCTTGATGAGAACGCACTTACATCCCACACGACAGCCACCGCTGTCAACGCTGTTATGGGAGCAGCGCAGAGCAGGGTCGAACTAATCGCCCGTAACTTTGCGGAAACCGGCGTTAAGGACTTGATGATTTGCATTTACGAACTTCTTCATAAGCATCAGGATAAAGAGCGTATGATCATGTTGCGTAATGAGTGGGTTCCTGTCCGACCAGATGTATGGCGTGACAAGTATGACTGCACGGTTAGTGTAGCACTTGGAAGCGGTAATAAAGATCAGCAGATGATGCATCTATCCCAGATGTTATCTTTCGCTGGAGAAGCTATGAAGGGTGGTCTACCTATAGTGAGTATGCAGAATATGTATAATCTTGGTGCATCGCTTGTCAAGGCTATGGGATTCCAGAATGTCAGTGATTACCTGACAGACCCATCACAGATGCCCCCGCAACAAGAGGAGCAAGACCCAGAGCAGCAGACTAAGATGATGGAAGCTCAGGTTAAACAGGAAGAGTTGAAGATCAAGGCCGCAGAGGTTCAGATCAAGGCTCAGAAGATTCAGCAGGAATACCAGAAGTTACAGGTAGATACCAGCTTGAAGCA